CTTCTGCGCTGTCGTTGTATGGCATTCGGTCGGGCGTTTCTGGCTGATCAAACTTTACGCGCTTGCCCATGCCTTGAAAGTGGTCAGCGACCAGCTCAAGATCAAAGCCCTTCTCGCCGTTGCGCTTCTCATATTCGCGCACCTCGAGCCGCCCCGTGGCGCTGATCGTGTCGCCTTTGTTGATGTATTGCGCGGCGTATTCGGCACGCTGGCCCCAGCACGTCACCGTGTACCAGGTTGTCTCGCCTCGGTTGTTTGAGGCTACCCGGTGCTTGGTCACTTTCTTTCCGTTGGCTGTGACCTTCAGCTCGCCTACCTGGCCGACGTTCCCCGTTAAATGCATAATAGCGGACATATTGACTCCCTTTGTTTGTGCCATCTAAACATATACAGGCAAAGCAGACCAGGCCACCAGAGAGGGAGTCTGGTTGTCGAGACACAAACGCGGCCTGATCTGCAAAGCTATTTCTTCTTCTTTGTCCGCTTGCCGTAATATGCCTTTACCTGCTTTGGTGTGTAGCTTTTACCGCTTGGGCTTTTGTATTTCTTACCCTTCTTTTTGAACGGCATCTTTCGGCTCTTCTGCTGGTGGCTCTTCTGCTGGTGGCTCTGGTGCCTGCTCAACCTCTGCGCCAACTTCTTGGCCTTGCTCGCCAAGCTCGAACTGGCAACTCCCCCACGCACCCGCTACAACCAGCGCACCTCCGAGAAATGCCACGCGGGTATTTTGCCGGGCGGCGTCTATTTGTTCTTTGATCTTGCTCATTTCAAATCATCCTCATCGATTAAGGTGTAGGTGTAAGTGGTCCAGCTTGGGTGTGCGTCGATCTGTAGGTGGCACAGATCCATGAATTCGTTGAAGTCACGCTCGCGTTTGAAAACCTGGCAGCCAGCCGACCAGGTGTATTTCTTACCGGTGCGTGAATTTACGCCCGATATTTTTCGCGAATCCTTCCCGGCTTTGTGCACGTTACAACCGTAGAAACCGGTCTCTTTTTTGTCTTCGGACATTTCAAAAATCAGACTTCTGTCGTTGTCTCTATAAATGGTTATAGGCTTTGGCCCACGCTGCACAAGCGCTTCGTAGCTGTTGCGGTGTAGCCCGATCACATAGGCCGACCGATATTGGCCCGGCGCTATTATTGCTGTTCCATCGGCGTTGTACATCTCCGGAAACCGCAGCGCCATTGCACCCGGATCGGTGGTAGCTGCCCAGGCTTTGGTAATCCACCGCGAGCCGTCTTCTTCTTGATAGGTACACGTGATTAGATCGTCGAATTCATCAGCGCTTTGATCGCGATTTGCTGCCCTGATTCCTATAATGTTTAGGTTGTACTTACCCTCAAAGACTGCATAGCCTTTGTTTTTCAATACTTGCAGAATTGGCGGAAGCATCATTTGGCACCCTGCCTAAACAAAAGATCGTGCACCACATCGATCGTGAAAGCGATCAACTTCTCTTCTGCCTTTTCTCCAATGAGTGGGATGTCAATGTGCTTGTTTAGAAACTGCACAACCCATTCTTTTTTCGCCTTGCCGGACTTGGGCTCTGGAAACAGATCTTCGGCTATGAGAATAGCCTTCTTAATAATGGCGGCGCGTTTTGCTTTTCTTTTCTCTTTCATGCTTTCTCCCTATTCTTTGCATTCGAGTAACTCTTTGAGAATCAGTTGGTAGCTTTCCACCATGCCGTTAAAGTTTTGCCACGCATCGGCGGCGCGGTCTTCTGCTGCCCTGCATTCGCCCAGGCTGGGCGCTGGCGCTGGCGGTGGAGCGTTGGTGCTGTTGTTGAACTGCAAGCCGCCCAGCGTCCCACCACCGCCCAAGAGCGCGGCAATCCAAAGCCACGGCGGCCCACTGCTTGCTTTGCTGTCTTCATTGCTCACTTTCCACGGCTCTTGGCGATTCGCGCCAGGCGCTCATTCTGCATCTCTTTTAAGCCCTCATCCAGCTTGGCCGAGATGTCACGCAATAAGGTATCGCGCTCGCCATCATATTTGGCAATCACCTCGTCGTATCTGTCTCGGATTTTATCGAAGCCTTTTTCTCTTTCTTCTTCGATTGTTTCCAAGGTCTTAAGCAGCCGGTCAACATAGGCATCTAAGCGCCGCGATTGCTCGCGAGTTGTCGCCATTAGATACAGCAAAAAGACGCCAGTGATCCCGGCGTCTATTAGGCTTGCTGCGAGCTGGCTCTCCATCAGCCCAGAATCAGAATAGACAAGCTCTGAGCTATGCAGACAATGGCACAGATCAAGCCTTGAGCCCTGGCTATATCTTGCCGGATCAACTTTAGATCAGCTTTGATCATTGCCACCTCACCCTCGAGCACATCTGCTCGGTTTTCTAATACCGCCACTTTTTGCTCTGCGGCTCTAAGCCTTTGTTCCATTGGTCGCCCCCTATAGCTTGCCGCGTAAATACCACGATTTTCCGCTAACGTCGGCATTGGTGAAGCTTGCTGGCTCTGAATCCCACAAGCTTGGTTGTACATTATCCGGCGTTAAACCAATTAGATCTTCCGAGCGGGATTTTGTACAATCCACCAAAGCCGATTTTGAATAGCTTGTAGCTTTTGAGGTTGTGCCCATGTCAACGCCAAACAACTCGCCGGCTTCCACATCAGCAACGATTTGGTTTGCAACGGTTGAACTGCTGCATTCAAATAAAATGATCGCCATAATTACTCCAAAGCCGCGCGGGCTGCCAAGGGCTGTAGAACCCACTTCAAGGATTTGATTCTAATGACACCGCCGCGCACGGCATTGGTTTCTGCGCCAAACCACATCGCAACGTGAAGATACCTATCGTTAGATACCTTTGAGCTATTGCCAGCATAAGAATAAGCGGGCGTCACCATATCGCCGAAAGGATTTGTGGTGCTATATCCGCCGCCTTGCAACACTTGGACGCTGGTATATGGACCCTTTACCGTATTAAAGCCAGCATGAAAAACAACAGCGTCAAAGCCTTCTGTGGCACTTGATCCGCTTTGACCTTTCCACAAAACGCTGGAATAGTTTGTACTCTGCTTAATGTTGTAGGATGCCGAACCAGCCTTAAACATGTTTCCGCTTGTTGAGCTGCTTGTTGCTGCGCCAAGGTTTTTCATGACATAAGCACCAGCATAACTATCCGCACCAGGTAAAGCCGGATTGCCACTTTGATCGCTTGAATACATCGAGATCCCACAAGCAGCGCTGAGGTTTACGCCGCCTTGCTGGCCGTAGGGCTCGCTACCAGAAGTGCCAGTGACGCCGTCGATCGGTCCTGTGCCACCACTCACTGCATCGTTGAAACCCATTTCTACTTTTAATAAAGTGCTCTCTGGTCGATACCGATAGTCGTTTTCACCCGTTGGTTTGGCTTGAAATTCCCACGGATCAATATGGATCTTTTTGATAATCCAAATCCCGTTGTTTGTGCTGCCGGTTTCGCGGATGTTGTAGGTTGAGCCAGTGCCCGGAAAGTTCACCACCAACAAGCCGCTTTCGTGCGTAACCGTTGCGCCGATGGTTGTAGGGGTTGAGCCCTTAATAATCTTCCAATCGCCCGTTCCGCTGGCTATGTCGGCAAGGTCGGCGGTTTGCCAATCCTTCCACGGGTTCGATGTTCCACCGCCGCCGCCGCCGCCTTGGTCGGCTCGTCTGCGCGTGCCGCGAGCGCCTGTAAACACTGGTCTTGCAATGCCCATGATTACCAACCCGCCTGAATGAAATACACAGTAATCACAGTATTGTCCGAACCGGCATTGCAAACCGTGCGGTGATACAGCGTGCCGGTTTCTGCTTCGTATTTCTGCTCTGGGCTAAATGAGTTGCTTTGATCTGCTGCGGCTGTTGCCTGGCAAACTGTATATACTGCAGCCGAAGATCCGGCGGTGGTTACTAAAATTGGTGCCACCGTGGCAGCCGATCCCGAAGCCTTAGTGCACATCTGATTAGTCACCCTACCTTTGGTTGGTAGGCCGTTGATGGTGGCTTCTGTAGCCGCGCCCGCTTCAGTTTCTGAGATGACAAGTTTATAGTCTCTGCCCCCGATGTGTGTCAGGGTCGCCGTTGCCGAATATGCCATATTTGTGGGCCTCCTATTATCCCGTGGGTATTGTATCGCGCGGCAAGTCTGCCACGATTAAAAAAGTGAACAGTAGATCCGTTTCGCCCCATTCGATGCTTTGAACGATTGCAACTTGATCGGATAAATGCAGCTCGCTATCGGTAAGCGCGATAACGTCGCCAACCTCAAGCCAGCCCAGGCGCTGGGGAGCGCTGTATTTGATTGTGCGATGTCGGCCACAATAGGCACGCGACATCCAGTTAATCACCCGCCCGGCGCTTGCTCGGCTGGTGATCATCTCGGTTTCTAATTCCATACTCCGCAAGCCGTAGCGGCTCATGCTTGCCACCGCGTAATCGTTACGCCACAAGAATCCGCTGGTGCGTTTGTGCAGATCTCCGGTGACTGTGACCGCTTTTTTTAGCCGGTTATATCTGACGTTGTGCCGGTATTTAATCGAGATCTCGTTGGCGATTTCGTTGCTCTCAAAATCAACCAAGCCATCGCGGAAGATCTCCCGGTCTGCCGTCAGCTTGACCACCGCGTCTTTCGTTGTGGCATCATAGCGCCAGACCACCGGATAGATCCCTTCACTTGAAGCACGCAAAGAGCACGGCAACAGCGGCAAGATTTCATCTTGTAGAAAGCTCATCACGTCAACGCGCTCACCAATAAAGCCTTCAAATTGGATCGCATTTAAAAATGGCGCGGCTGCTACGCACCTGCCGTCGTCAATCTTTGCGCCGGTTTGGTGCAACAAATAGCGGACAAAATCACCGCCGCCCGTCAAATAGGTGGGCGTGTTGTCGCCGTTAGAATCGATCCCCACTGAATAGGGATTCAGTAGCCCGCCACCGCCCTCATTAAACATCGCAAAGAAGGTGTCGCCTTCCGTATATTGCCCAGTCATTGACACATAGGTGTAGGTGTTGCCGTTGCTGTCTTGCGCTGTATAGAGCGTCTTAGGCGAGTAGGCTGTTGATGTGCCGTTTGTTTGTACGCGCAACACTTGCACAGTAGCAGCGGTGCAAGCATGGCCCGCCACCAAACCAAGCACCGTCCCGCTTGAGGTGCCGTCGTCCACAATATAAATGGGCGAGCCGCTAAAGGTTTGACGTCCTGGCGCACCGATAATGATCGGGTAAATGTTGCCTTCTGCGTTGTCGTCTGCGTCGTCAAAGACCAGATCGTCGATCACTTGCGTGGCGTTAGGAATGCTGCGGCTGTTTCTCAGCCAATCGGCTTCGATGCTGAAGGTAACCGGCTCGCCAACAGCTCCGTAGCTTGGCACATCAACCCGGCCTTCTATTAGCACTTGGCGATCGTCGTAATCGTTGCCATCGATCCAGAGCGCGAGCTGTGCGGTGGCCGATCCCAAATCGACGCCTTGAGCTATTCGCTTTGCGATGTCTTCGCGAAAGGTGACCGCGACCGCAGCGCTTGGCATTTCAAAATCTGGCGACACAAACTCTAAGCTGCTTGCATAGTCTACATTGCTAAGCGTGCCATGGTAGAGCAGCGAATCAGAACCATCTGTAATGGATACGGTTTCAGTGGCGAAGCGATAAACGACACCGCCCAAAGTGAGATCCAAGATCCAAATCGGATCGGCTCCCAGCCTTAGCTCTGCCTCAGTAAATCGCCGCCCTGTCTTCATAGTTCTTCTTCGATTTCTACATTAGAGATCCGCAACACCTCGCCAGCGGTGGCGCTCAACTCTTCGCCCACAATAGAATCGGTGCTCACCCCGGACATGATGCGCCCATAAATTTGCGCCATGCCTTGGATCGTCTTGGTGTCGTTGCCGCTGCTGCCCGCGTCAATCGCTGGGCAATATACAATCGGCAGATTTGGCCCGGCGGTGTGTGCGTTAATTTGGTTGAGCGTTGAAGGCATATCGCCACGGTAACCAAATGGTAAAGCGCCGGAAGTGCTGGTGCTCATTACATAATCCGGATCTGGTGTTGCGCCTTGGATCGCTGTAACGTCTACGCCCTCTCCCCATCCAAACGACACCGCCCGGCGGTTGTTGGCTTTCTTGAAGCTTGAGCGGGAGCCGTCGCGATAGGTCACAACCTCGGTGTTTGGCTCAGTGCTTAGCGCCCGGCCCCAGCTGTAATCGTGGCTAAACAAGTGCATTGGACCAAGCACCATTTGGCCGATTGTGTAATAGCCTTGCGGTGTGTTTTGGCTGGCCGCGATGACAAGCCGGAAGCCCTTATAGCTTTGCGCCAGGTTGTGGATCACGATTAGAATTCGCGGGCTCCAGATGTCAAGCGAACCCGTGGTGCTAAGCACAACCGGCGTGCTTTCCATCGCAAGCGTAGCGCGTACATGGCCAGCTTCTTGGGTCCATTGGCCGGCGCTGTTGGCTGTGATGCTACGCGAGAAAGCCGAGCCGCTCGATGGCGTCACCCGTACAACGCCACCGACCAATTCGTTCATTTCAAAATATCGGCCTGGTGATGTGCTACCCGCTGGATTGACAAACATTGAAGTATCACCCTGCGAATAAGCCAAAGACGTTTGACCGCTGGCCATGTCAATGGCTGCAATCGTTGACCAGCTCGAGCCGTTCCACGCTTGGAGGTTGGCGTTTCGCCAGTTGCACCCTTCAAGATATAAGCCCAGCTCGCGGTGGCGATTCACCCCGCCAAAGGTCCAAGCTATCGTTTGCTCGGTTTCGTCCGTTGAACGCCAACCTTTGGCCGGGCTTGGTTGGCTGTCTGGAATGACGTTGCTTATCGGGTATTCGTAGCGTGTATCAATATTCCAAGAATCGCCCGGCTTGGTTGGGCCATCTATGCCACGGATAAACACCCCGTCGTCAACATAGGTTTTGCGATAGCTGGAAAGCGGCGCACCGCTTAGATCGCCTGGGTTAGTGAAGCCTTCCGCATACGGAACACCGCCGGCCCACTCATCACTCACAAACTGCAAGAAATACCACCGCGACGATGCTGTGCTACCAGCCAGATGGCCAAAGCGTACCTCGCTTGAACCCGTGCCGCCGTCGCTCACCGTGGCGTTGCTACATACCTGCTGCCATTGTTTGTCAGCGGCATTTGTACGGCTCCGAGCGTAGCAGGTGATCTTGCCGCTTTTGAAATACGCCAACACCTCGACACCTGGATCGGTGGTATCAATCGACAACGTGCCCAGCGCCGCGCCTCCGTTGTTGTCTTCAACCTTTACCGTGGCAAGCCTGATCACAATATCGGCCACGTGCTCGTCGCTGCCGTCAGCTTGGGTGACTCTTACAACCACTTCATCATTGACCGGCACAGATTGAGAAACCATTTCAACGCCAAAATAGACAATAATTCCTTCGGCAATAGTGCCCGGCGCAGACTTGTAATAGAGCCGCCGCCCTGACGTGGTAGACACAGCAAGATAGCCGCTTGCCACATCTGCCGAGCTGGTGCCGCTAGTTGTAGCGGTCCAACCTGCAAAGTTGTCGGGAGTATCAAAAGGCAAATAGGAATAATCCCAGCACACCCGGCGCGGGATTTCTCCGCTTGCGTCGAAGTCTCCCAAGGTCGCCGTCGTATACCCGCCGAGCCACATCACCGCCAAGCTGTTGTCTCGGGTTGAAGTGCTGGCGCTCCAATTATGAAACAGCGCTAAGCGCCCTTGACCAGCTGTTACTGACAACGCCACCGGGTGATCGTTGGTGTCCTGCGCCCAGTAGATCATC